ACAAAAGCACATAGAGTTAAGAAAGAAAAAGTGAGTGCTTGGCTTATTATCGTTACCGGCTTAATCTATACCTATATTGGGTTTGAACAAGCCCTAAAAGGGAATATGCCGATGGCAGTTGTATATACAGGATATGCGTTTAGTAATGTTGGTCTTTACATCTTGGCGAGTAAATAATGCATTGGAATCACAGAGTGGTAGACTTTTCAGATGAGAACGATGGAGACCCTTGGGTCGAAATATGCGAGGTCTTTTACGATAAGAACCATGAGCCTTATTTGTACACAGCAAGAGGTGTTCGTGTGATGGGAGAGGACTTAGAAGAAGTAAAGCAGAATCTATATAAAATGTTAGATTGCTTAAATAAACCAGTTCTTATGAAAGCAGACTTTAATAAAAACATAAAGGTATTCATAGATGAAGATACAAGTTAATATAATTAAAGAACTACCAGATGGATCGGCAGAGTGCGAACTCACGATGGATAAAGCCGGTCATAAGTTTTTAATGCAAGCAGGTTTTACAGCAGTAATGGAAGCAGTAATAAACGAAAGGAAAAGGGAAAATGACATTCAAGAACTTTTGGTCGCAATACCCACGAAAAATAGGAAAGCTAACAGCAAAAAGATCGTGGGAAAAGCTAAGTCTAGACAACCAACAAAAAGCACTAGAGGCAATAGTAGAGCATCGAAAATACTGGGTAGCAAAGGGAACTGATTGGGAGTTTATTCCCCATGCTTCTACCTGGCTAAATCAGGAGAGGTTCGAGGATGAGCTTGTAATCGAGGAAAAGAAAAAAGAAGTATTGGCATGGCATCGGTCAGATCAAGGAACTCTTGCTAAAGGCAGAGAAGTAGGATGCCAACCTTATCCTGGCGAGTCTATGGATCAGTACAGACAAAGACTGCATCGTAGAATATTAGAGTTAGAGGGGCAGATGTGAACTACTTATCAGTCTGTTCTGGTATAGAGGCAGCGACAGTAGCTTGGCATCATATGGGGTGGAAGCCTATAGGCTTTTCTGAAATAGAAAAATTCCCAAGTCAATTGCTTGCACATCATTATTCGCAAGTAACCAACTTTGGCGATATGACAAAATATAAGGAGTGGCAAATAAATGACCCAATCGGACTTTTGGTCGGAGGAACTCCCTGCCAATCATTCTCTGTTGCAGGACTTAGGAAAGGACTTGAAGATCCAAGAGGCAATCTTGCTCTCACCTATGTTGGAATTCTTGACCACTTTAGACCCAAGTGGTTCATTTGGGAAAATGTGCCAGGTGTCCTTAGTAGCGGGGGGGGGCGAGACTTTGGCAGCTTCCTCGGTGCGTTGGGCGAACTCGGGTATGGGTGGAGCTACAGGGTGCTTGATGCTCAATACTTCGGAGTCGCACAAAGACGCAGACGAGTGTTTGTTGTCGGATGTCTTGGAGACTGGAGACCTACCGCAGAAGTATTATTTGAGTCCGAGAGCTTGCGAAGGGATACTAAGAAGGGCAGAAAAAAGGGGGAAACAGTTACCTCCTATGCTACACCAAGCATTGCTAATTGTCTCCAAACAACCTGTAACGACTACTCAAGAGCAGACGGATTTAATATGATTTGCACAGAGCATACCGGACCTCTTACAGCAAGAGATTACAAAGGCATAAGCTCTGATGACTGTAATCCAACAATGATGAAATTGGTTGCGTATGAAAACCACCCATCCGATAGTAGAGTTAAACCAATGGGCGATGTATGCCAAACAGTAACTAGTACATGGGGTTCTGGTGGTGGCAATATACCTTTCGTGCAAAATATTGCTTATGAATGGCATAACCAAGACAGTAGGATCAAACCAATTAAAGTTGCTGCTACATTAAACTGCAACGCTGGTGGCAGAGAGGGTCATTTGGTTCAATCAGTAGCTTATGGTTTTGAGCCTGGTATCACAAAAAGAGAAGGCAATCCCAATCGTTTTACTAAAGAAATATTTCCTACATTGAGAGCAGAAATGGGCGATAACCAAGTATCTATGGCAAACAGTATGGCTGTCCGCAGACTGACCCCAGTTGAGTGCGAGAGATTACAGGGCTTTCCTGATAACTATACAAACATCAAAGAAAATTGTCCTGATGGAGCAAGATACAAAGCATTAGGTAATTCAATGGCTGTACCAGTAATGAGGTGGATAGGTGAACGAATTAACTCATATGAGACAATGCGGAGTTCGGCAATTGTGCAAGTGGAGACAGGAGTGGGGCTTGCAGAAGTTTAGGAAATATTTATCAGAACACAATCTTGATAAAGATTTGCTATTAGACTTCCAAGATCAATGGTTAAAAGGGAATAGGGGAGATACATGGATATAGATCCAACAAAAGCAGTAGAGTACATAATGAAGTATTCAGGAGACTTTGCTAAAGCCAAGGCAAACAGAATCTACCTAGAAAACTTCCTAAAGTCTAAGCGTAGTATTCTTATGTCTAAGTCATCGGCTAAGTCTGTTGCAGCAGCCGAGGTAGATGCTTATGCTGATCCAGAGTATATAAATCTCCTAGAAGGCTTAAAAGAGGCTGTGGAGTGCGAGGAGAAGATCAAATGGATGCTGACAGCAGCCCAACTCAAGGTCGAGATATGGCGCAGTCTAGAGGCTACCAATCGGTCTGTAGATAGTCATGCTCGATAGCGACTTTGTCTACATCTGGGCATTGATTGTGTTTCTCATAGTTTACATTTCTATACGGATTGGTACAAAATAGTGGACTCTACAAACTACAACTTATACCTTAATAGGTATAAAGAGATGCTAAAGACAGCACACCATTTATCTCAGTTGCTAAAGAAAACAAGAGAAGAAAACGAATACCTAAGAAAATGTATAGAAACAAAAAACTCCTAGAACTTGCTAGACTATTACCATGTCAAATATGTGGGATAGAAGATGGAACTGTCGTGGCTGCACATTCCAACCAGTTACGAGATGGAAAAGGTCGTGGACTTAAGTCATCCGATTTTCGCATTGCAAGCCTCTGTTTTCGCTGCCATGCGGAAGCCGATACATCTAGCACACTATCGAAAGTCGCAAGGATTGAGATGTGGGAACAGGCGCACCGCGCAACCATTGGTGAACTTTTTGAACGGGGACTTGTTGTAGTTAAGTCATAACTCTAGGGGATCAAACCCTAGGGACTCTGATACTAACTTAGCTCTGTATCTAAAAGTCTTATCGTGCTTAGTCCATGCACAAGTAGAAGTGTTCCACCTACTAGCGTGGATCATTTCATGCGCCATTGTACGGATACAGGTTTCAAGAAAACCATTTCTAGCTGCTGATATTGTGATTATGTGTTCATACTTGTCTGCACCATCATCATAGAGAAAAGTTCCCATGGTGTCGGGATCGTAATCCACGATAAACTTTATCTGCTCTGCAAGAGGCATATCCCACTTATCAAAAGGCTCACACACCACAAGCATATTGTAGATATTCTTTAGGATAGTGGAGGTTAACTTCATACCTTAAGAATCTCTCCTCGGAACTCCACCTCATCCTCACCACAAACTTGGATCATCTCCGGCATAAGCATCTTGCCTCGTTCCCAAGACAACATAACAAAGCCAGACCGCCAATCTTTAGGCGAATCTTCGGTATAGTCTGCAAACTGCATATTATTGGGTTCTGCTAGTGTGCCTGTCTGTACTCCCCAAATCGTCTTAGAATAGCCTGTAATTGGCTGACAAGCTAATACATGGGTATGACCTGTAATAATATTGGTTTGGGCTGCTACAGCGTTGTTATAGCCTGCGTATCTCCCACCCTTAAACCTGTGTTTAATTACAGTATCGTCATTAACCCAAAACGACCAACACCCCTCCCATAGAGGGAAGTGGTCTTTTAATTGGAATCCTTCTACACCCTCAAACTGACTAGCCTGTGCAGCAAGCATGGTCTCAAATCGCGCATCGTGATTACCAAGACACCAAATAAGCCTACATCCTGCTGGTCGTATCTTTTCTATCTCACCTAAGTAGAGCTTGTTGGCTTCGAGTTCTTCTTGGACAGAAGGTTTCTTATCCCAACCGATACGAGGAAACCGACTAATAGAACCGCCATCAAAGGAATCGCCATTATTAACAATAATCGTTGGCTTAAAATACTCAATAAATTTAAGCAAAGCCTTATAAGCTGTAGTAGTGTCATCAGGATAAAAATGGGCATCGCTAAAAACAATAATACGACCTTTATCAAGTGCTGTTCCCCTTCTAACTGAGATTGGTGCTTGT